ACATGTTCGGTTCGACGCGTCGAATTTTTTATTGGGACTCCTATTCGCAGTATATATGAGCACAACAAAAGAGCGGTATTTCTACCGCTCAACTGTCTGACTCATCATATATCATTTCCTGCCACTCATCCGTGACACCTAACGTATAACTAACATCACAGATTCCGATGTTGGAACCCACAGTAATTTCATGCCCTTTAACCATTATAGTGTGTGGATGTTTAACGTCAACGTATTTGCTTGCAGTTCTGCCACTTATTATTGGCGGAATTACTGTACCAGGTTTAAAAGCCGAGAAACCGCCATGATCTCGAAGCCACCCTATCGCGTCTTTGCGTAGACCGCTTACTGTTGTATGTAATTCATCACTGCCGCTTTCTTGATACATATATTTTTTAGCACCTAAACTTTTGAAACGTGCATATGTCACATCATAATCACCGTTTTCATGCTCCCAAATACCCAAATAAACTTTGCGTCCATTTTTAATAGCATACGGTTTAATGTCAAACGTTTCTGCTTCAGCCATAATTTGAGCGTTCAACGCGTCGAACTCCTTTTTATACTCTCCGATAGCCTTAACAGAATCCGTATCAACTTGTACTATATCATCACCTACAATCTTCATACCCTTATATAAGCATGCTCTAGCATGAGCCGTAACCCATACACCATGTTGATAACTTAAAAAAGAGTTTTTGCTGTGATAATATCTTGTAAGAGCCTTACCAACATCTTCTATTTCACCAACTTGCCACACTTCATCAGCACTGCTATCATAAATAACTTCGGCATTTAATATATCAGTAAGCATCATACCGAAAGCGGCATTTATTTTATTTTTGAATTTAGCATATAAATATCTGTCACCATCTTCCAAATTTGTTTTCATTTGAAACATGTCCATTAACTTCTTACGAAATGCTTTTGACAGCATACCTCTATCAGCAATCCAAAGTTCGTGTACTGATAAATCTTCAAATTCGTAAGAATCACAAATAATTTTGAAGTCTATTTCAGTGCAACACATTCCAATCCGTTCTGCTGAATAGACTTTACCATTTCCGAAACGTCCGTGTTCTCCTCGTACAACTGCTCTACATTTTGCTTTACTTATGTACGGAATGCTTTCCCAATTTTTCAATTTAATATTGCGACATTCCCAAACGATTAAACAACACTTATTGTCTAAATATCGTTTTAAATATTTTAAATCAGTGTGTAAAGGTAAATGTATTGGCATGAATTTACTTTGTGGAAAATATTTTGTAGCCATTTGGTATGGGTAGCTTGACTTAATATCGAAACTGTCAACTCCCTCTATCGTCCACCCAGTATTTATATTATTGGAACCGCTAATCCCACCTCGACAAGCTTCTACACATAAGGCATATGTGTGCTCTGTCAATGCCATACTCATCATATGCCGTTTATATCCATCTTCTGCGAGACAAGCTTCTCTAAACTCTCTACGTATATAACCAGTAGAAGTCATCGGAATTGTGCAAAGCGTGTCCTCATCAAGTTTAGATTTTATAGCCTGACACAATCCTAGAACGTCAACAACACAGTACTCCATTTCCTCTTTAGTTAACGGTGTGTCGGGGTAACGTTTAATTCTATAATTAAAATCGTCACCACTCAATTTAAAATTTTCTACACCCTTACTATTTTTCAGAAATCTGTCGAGACTCATATTGCTTAATGCATATGAACATCTGTATTCAATGTCTTCTACTACTGCATATATAACATCTCTTTTATGCCTGGCAAATACCTTTTCAACTTTAAAAAAATTTCTGAGAAATTGAAACTCAAATTGTAGATTGTGTACATATACGACTAATCTAGTTCTCCAATCAACTCCCAAAATTTCTTTCAAATTGTCGAGAAATTCTCTATATTCATCCCACGTTCTACCCACACATATGGTTTGACCTATACAAAATTGCCAAATATACATGAAACCGAAATCTGAATGGAAATAGTTACATTCCTCTTCATGTATTGTTGTCGTCTCTATATCGAAAGCGCATACAACATCGAAATATCTTTTAGTTCCCCGTTCGACACGTCGAACTCCTTTAAAATTTTCATACGGAAAATCATTTACATTATATATTTCAATCTCTTTTTTTCCTTGGATATTCAGTAATGTCAATTTTAAGCCTCCTCATTGTCTCGTCAAAATCATATAAACCTGCGTTAAATTCATCAAAAGCTTTAAGCATTTTATCACGTGAATTATCTTTCTTTTGATAAGCGTCCCAAAGCATTTCAATAACAGTCTCACTATTTCCATAACTTTCGATAACTTGTTCAGTTTCTTCGTTGCCTAAAAAACGTAGAAAATTTTTAGCTTTACGTCTAGTAACAGTTTCATCAAAAATTCCTTTTTCTTTAAATTTTCGGAATCGTCGTTCCTCTATTGCTCTTTGCCCCTCAACAGACGAACTTTCATATCCTAAGAATTTTATACCAATCTGAGACTGTTGCCCCATCTGATACCAGTCCTTATCCATATTCCTAGCATACTCGAAACGGTTACTTTCATACATAACTTGAGTATAGTTTACAGCAGTCGCCCACCCCTGTCCATAATCATACTTTTCTTTCTCAAGTCCTATTAACCTTTTATTCACTTCTTTTGCTATCTCATTAGTATAGGAAAAGAGAAGCCCTTGAGCCTCTCTATCTCCTTTTACCGCATTGCGTTGTAAGTCTTTAATTTGCTTGATCGAATACATATATTATCCTTTCAGGAACAATTCTCGTTCCGCATTGCGTCTGCGTACCAATCCTCTCAGTACTCTACCACCTGCTTTGTTGTATAACAAAATAGCATTCGCAATCTGTGATTTAGTACGCTGTCCATATTTAAGTAATTTCTTAAGGTTGCCAATTCCGCAGTTGAAAGTGAAACTTGCTAACGCATCAAATTCATTTTGCGTCCAGTGATAAATGCCATCGTAACTGTTGATGGTTGGTTCGACGCGTTGAACATCTTCAATAAGAAAATGTGTGGCAACCGCTTCCGATATGTACATACCTTTCTTTACCTTTCTAGTATGCCCATATCCGATTGTCCACTTACCGGCAGGACACCGGTAAGCGGTCAATCTAAGACCCTCAAATTTTTTAATTAAGTTTAATCCATTTTCACTTGTTGTCATTCGACTACCCGCCTTCTTATTATCATTGTAAATGCTAAGTTAATACGTAATCCAACACCAACTCCGCTTGTAGTAGAGAAAAGAGATGTGTACATTTCCTCTGTTATAGAAGCGCTACTTACTTCAAAATTTCTGCAAGTTAATGTACCGTTAGAGTTTTTTACGCTGGGATAAGTAACTTGTGTGCTAACGTAACCTGAGCCGATATCCCAGTGGTTTCCATTAAAAACCGAAAAATCGTTAAGGATATCCCCATTGCTGAGTGTGGCTTTAACGTAATCAACGTTAGATAATGCAAGACCATTAGCGTTTACATAGCTTGCTATCGAGTTTACAATTAAACTACCGTCACTATATTCATTTACAATTACAGTTACATTTCCGGTTCCTGCAACACTACTTCCATTGGATTGATGAAAACTTAATTGAGCTGTATTATCGATATATTTTTTACTTTTGATTACAGTGACAGTTCCGCCACCACCGTCTTCCAGTGCCGTAACCCTACCATCTAAAGAAGTGATTTCAGTAGTATTTGCCGCAATTTTTCCGTCCTGTTCAGTATTCTTAGCTTTAATAGCATCAATCGTAGTATTGATAGTACTAATTGCATTAGTGTTAGTCTGTGTGGCACTTGACACCTCACCAACTTCAGTTTCTAATGCTGTCACTTTACCACTCAGAGTTGCAACATTCGCATCAGTCCTTGCGATTGCTTCCGTATTTGCAGCAATCTTCGCATCAGTATCACTCTTGTTAGTGTCAACTTTAGCCGCTAACGTAGCCAAATCAGCGGTAGTCTTCTTCTGCACTTCCTGAACACTATGGAGTTCGACGTCGAACTGGTCACTTCTCGTATTCAGATTGGTGATGTCCTGGGTATGCTCGACAATCTTCTCTTCTGCCGCCGTAAGTCTGTCATTATAACTGGCAACGATCTTAGCGCTTGCCGCACTTTCCGCTTTGGTTTCGTCAGCCAGCTTCTTAGCATCAGCCGCAATACCAACCACTTCCAATGCTTTACTCTTCGCATCTACCATACCGTCGTCGATCTTGTTCATGGCATCATTCATCTGTGTAAGCCAACTGGTAGTATCTTCTCCTGCCCATAACGGCAAATCGTAATTCGCCGTATGGTTGGTAGTTGTTGCTGTACTTTTTTTATAGGGTGTATTCACTGCCATATTATCACTCCTTAATGTTCGACGCGCCGAACTTGTCGACTAACTCTCTTATAACGAGAGTGTTATTGTTAATAGCATCTGCGGTTTTCTGCATCTCTTCCTTATGCTCTTTGTCCTGCTTATCCATCTTCCAAAACAAAGCCGCACACATTACAATGGGAAAACCTACTGTTGAAATTGCTGTCATAATCATCTGCGCAGTATCCATAATCTTTCTCCTTAATAATATTCTACTGTGAAATTGATAGTTGCGGAATTGAAGTCTCCACCAGGGGTTGTCAGATTAACTGACAATTTATTCTCTATGACTTCCATTCCAGTTAAAGGTGCTGTTAATGTTGCGGTATTAGCAACAAAAATTCCAGTTCCGCACATACTGAAAATTGTAACTCCGGCCGGAATTGTTGCGAGTTCAATAGCTCCCTCGCTGGTATTGGGAAGAACTGTGAGAGTTCCACTCTTTCTCTTCACATTCTTTTCTCCAACATATTTGTTGGTGGCATACTCCATACCGTCAAACAGATATGTGTCCTTTGCCTTAATGTCCGACAGACTCTGTTTAACATCATTGATACTTGCATTTGTTTTATTGAACTCTGCAAGCACAGTGTTCGTCTCGTCGAACCCTACCAACGTTTTATCAATGTCGGTATCATGCTGTTCCAAACTTTTAATTCGATTCTCATGATCCAACTGAGTGTGTTCGAGATTTGTGCACCTTGTCTGCAAATCGGTCACATCATGCTGAACATCATCCATGTCAACATTCAGACCCTCAACGATCGGTGTCAGAGTTGTCAACTGCTTCAGTGCATCATCACTGCCAGTTTCAGCTTTGTGCAACTTTTCATCAATCACACTGTAAGCAGGATTCATGTCATCCAAAAAGTCGGGATGCTCCAGTGCATCCCACTGTGGAAGATTGTAATTGGCTGTTCCTTTCTTATACATTTGTAATCTCCTTTCCGTGCCAATCATATGACTGAGCCTTTACATTTTTATCATCATAGTTCTTAGCTGTCAAGTTCAACGCGTCGAACTCGGATGCCGTAAGCTTACTGTACTCCCCAACTTTGAGGAAATCGGCTAACTCATAAATAGCCATTTTAACTGTAGTGTACTTACCACTAACCGGTGAGAACATCATATTGTGCGCTCCAAGTTCTGTAGTTCCGTACATCCAATAAGTCATGGCACTGATATCACTGTCTTTGAAATACTGAGCAGTGATGTGAGTTGTCTTGTGCCAAGCAATAGCTGTGAATCCTAAGCGGTTAATGGCGATATTGTAGATATCGTTGATTGCTCCATTGATTGTATCATTCTCAACCTTAATGGGATTGAAGACAGGCAACTCACTTTTGGGAATGTCTGCCACTGTTTTCTTCATATCTGCAATGGCTTTCTCCAACATCTGTCTATCCTTGCTGGAACTTGCAAGAATCATCAATCGCATTTCAGAGAATTTTCTGTCATACACTTCCAATGTATTAAGAAACTCTTTTCGATACTCTTTGATTTCATCAGCAAGAGCGTTGTCGTCAGCAATCAATGAACGTACTTCACGTTCCAACTTTGAACGCACATCATTGATGTCATTTTCCAACATCTTAATCTGTGCTTCAAGTTGAAGTTTCGCATTCTTGCAAGCTGTAATGTACTTTTGAATCTCTTCATCCATTAAGAATCTTACATAATGAGGTACGTTGGATTCATACTTATTGAGACGGTTGTTCACTTCAGTGATTGTGTTCAACGTTCCCTGGTACTCGTCAACCAACTTCTTATACAATTCGATAAGTTCTCCCAAATCTGTATCGTGATAGTTGGTATGCGGAAATTCTGAATATGCCATAGTGTCACTCCTTTACCATATACTTATCAAGAGCTCTTTTGCAAACTCTCTCAATATCCAGTCGTCAATGTCGAACTGTACAGTTCTACGTTGTTTGTCAATAAGTTCCTGATATGAAAGGTTTGTAAGACCTTTCTTTGTGTGCAACGTCTCTTCATGGTCTGTCGTTCCAGTGTCCTGCCCGCTGTTGTAATCTTCGTTAAACGTTGTGTTATCAGTTGTGTGAATCGTATCTCTCGTCTGTTCAACATCTTCACTCATAATATTGTTATAAGCACTAACAAAATGTTTACTTTCGGAGTCGATAGTTTCATCCTTAGTAGAACTTGTATTATCTTTCTGCGTAAACTTTTTAGTACCGTTAGCATCAAGATTGCCAGTTTCCACTGTAGAATAATTTTCAATGGGGTCATATTTTATGTCAAGAGTGTCGAGCAGTCTTTTAATTCTGTCTTTGTTTTTCATCCAAAACAGTTCAACATTCTTGTGCATGTAGGTAGTGTCTGAATATACACATTCGAGGTCTGCATATTGTGACATGATAATGTGGTAAATGTGATCTTTATTGATTCGAGTATCAATGTCACTGGATTGAAAATAGGACTCATTATTGTGTAATATCATCCACAGATTCACGCTGTCCACTAACGTCATCTTTGCTCTCCTCTCTGTTCGACGCGTCGAACTGTAGTGTCACACTTAATCCAACGTTAAACATTGCATTGATTTTATCGCAACAACGTTTAAGGTTCTCTTTCCAAATAGTTGTATTAGCTACCAACTCTTGGTTGTTAGCGTCAACTTCACCAGTCACGAGACGTTCACGTTTATCAGTGTTGGCATTGTTTACACCAATAGCTGTGAGGAACTCGTTAATAATTGTACGTTTGGAATCCTGAACCATATCTGCAATGTAATTCTGCTTCACGTTATTGAAGAATACGTTAAGTCCCGTTGAATTGAGTGCAACATCTTTTCGATATACAACTAACGGTTCTCCGTTACTTACTTTATCGTAGGCAAGCTTAATTGATTCTGCTTGTGCTTTCGTTTCAGCTTCTGCAACGTATGCCATTCTACTATTCATTAAGTTGACGTCAATGGCGGCATCTGCAGAAGCTAAACGTTGTGCATAAATGTCTACAATCTTTATAAAATTGTAATAAATTCTTGATTGTGGTATTCTCTGAATATATAAGAGTTCACAATCAACACCTATCTTTTTATGTAGACCAGGAATCAACGGAACGTTGATGATTACATCTGTGGGATTGTTAAAATAGTTGTATCCTTGTAATGCTCCTTGTAATGGTAATACTCCAAAATCAGTATCGGATACAATGATGTAGCCAAAACGTAAGAGAGTGTCTCTTATATAATCTTTATCCCAGTCGTCGGGACATTCTATCTTGAATATACCACCAACAAGTTTCATCAATTCTGTACGATAGTGGGCGGTTCTAGTCACCATGAATGTTCCGTTTACATCTTTTGGTTTTGTTGCTGTATACTTATTCAATGATCAGTCCCCCATAAATGAAATTAGTTGACGAGTTAACATATTGCGCAATCATCTGATGCTCAGTATCAGTACATTCTGCCTTAACCCATGCTCCGGAACACTTAACTAACCCGGATAAAGAACCTAAAGTCACTGTTTTAAACAGTGGCAATCCTATAGTTGATAGACAATTTGATGGAGTATCTGAAATCTTCCAATATGATACAGTCAATACTATATTGGCGTTAGCTTCTGCTCCCACTCTTCCACCCAATCCACCTTTGATATGGGAGAATTGTTGAGAGACTGAAGTTGCTGTCGATACAACGGAACCTGCGGCGGCTATTCCTGCCCCAACCAATGCGGCAGTTGCCGTTTCGGGTAATGCCGCCGCCATTGCTACTGCTCCTATTGAAGCACCTATACCACTCAATGCTCCGATTGCATTAGATGTTTGTGATGCAACCGGAACATCCACTCCAAATGTTCCAGATACTGTCATTATCATACCTTTTTTATCAAAATCTTTTATCAGATATAAACACTCTCCAGTTGTTATATCTATCGTCAAATCTATGTATATAGTAGGTCTATTGGCACCACTTTTTAAGATACGTATAAGAGGTAACTGCACTAATCCAACACCCGGTAGAAACACACGACATTCTGTGTACGGTTCTGTGTTTCTGTAATCAGAATATGTTGTGCTTAATTCGTCATGATATGGTAAATCAATAATGAGAAAGAAATTAGCATCAACTGTTGTTCCACTTATCAATTTTCCGCTGATACCTGTGTCGTAATTTCCTAGCCATATTGTTGAACTGCTACCACTTATTAGTGATAAATCTATCGGCATCCATACACAATTTAATATGTAATCAAGAGGGTTATCTAATTGTTTTTTCAATGATTCCCAAATTGACTGGTCAGTTAATTTATCACCTAACGCTTTTAACTGTGCGGCTGTCATTGCATAAGTTGCTGTAAAACCATTCTGTCCGCTTGTTCCGTGACCGACAACGTTCAGAACATATGTTCCCATTTTAGAATATGGTGTAAATTCTATCGAACTGTTTATATCTGTGCTCGATACAGATTTAGCTAACCTACTGTCAGGTAGCATTGAATTATACGAACTTTGAGCGTACATAACAAAAGCTTTAGTCGCAAGTATTTCTTTTCTATATGTGGCTAAAACATCGACTTCACAATCAATCTGCCATACTAATGCGCTAATGGATGTGACGTTAGTTATGAAATAATATCTATGAAAGTCCTTGATATAACAATAGTTATAATCAGGAAATTGTTTTCCCTCAAATGTACTGTCTGCTCCTTGAATGATTAAGGTGGGTTTTATTATTGATGTGGGGTCTTTAAGATAACAAATTGTTTCTGTGATATGCCCCTCAGTGGTACTAGGAACTCTTGTGGAGTTCCTAGCCTTTGAGGTGTGCATAAGGTCAACTTGAACTGTTGCCATACGCATCCTTTCCGTTCGACGTGTCGAACTAATTAAGTGTGAAGATTACTACGTTCTCACTCATATCGTTGAACCACATCTGCTTTTCATGCCAGAATGTGTTATAATATGCTCCACGTGCGTTTACAGGAGTTGTGAGAACTTTCTCTTCCTGTCTGAATGTACCGATAGCTTCTCTATCGAATAATACACCGACAACGTTTTCAATAGTCTTGTCAACCTTGCTGTCAACTTTACCGATCACCTTGGAGAGTACAGCTATATCATTAACGTCGTCACCCTCTTTAACACCCTGCCAATACGGTACAGCAATATCTACAGACTTGTTGACATACTGGGGATTGAAAGCCGCATACTGTACTACAGTTTCAAGTTGTGTAATGAAGTCAGCCAAAACGTAGAAACGCTGTTCACTCTTGGGAGTAAATCTGTCGTATCCATCTGTATTGAATAACACACTCATAGTTTCCAGTTTGGAAGCAATGTTATTCATCATACCGATTGCAAAACGCATAAAGGCAGGATCGAATAATGCTGTCTGAGGATTGAGAGTTGATCCGGTTTTACTGTTGTACAGAGTTACCAGTTTAATCTCCTGCTTGGTAGAAAGATTGCACATCATATTGACGAGTGCAACTCTTGCAAGGTCTTCCAAAACAACCTCGATCTTATTCTGAACTTTACCGAATACCTGGTTTACAAAAGAAGCCATAGCACCTGCATTGAGAAAGGCTTCTGTAAGCATCTTCTCCTGCATTGTGATAAAGAATGAATAAGGTGTTTCCTTATCGAAAATTTTCTGCTTCGCTTTAGGATTGTTGATGATGTAGTGGTCGAGAGCCTGGCCGTTCATCTGTCCAACTTTGTACATATCGTCAGCTACTGCGTCGGGCATCTCAACAGTTAATTTCTGAACCAGTGCACCCCACTCAACCTGTGTTCTGTACAAATCGGAGAATCTGTTGCGGTACACTCTGTAGGAATCAATGGTAAGACCAATTCTACGTGCCAAAGTGTTAAGCCACAAATCGTTCTTACCTAAATTGGAAACTTCGTTTCCCATTGCAACCAGTGACGCACTGTCAACAGCCGCAATGTCTGTACGTCCAGTCATCTGCTGGAAGATCTGATTACATAAATCGTAAATCTGGTTTACTTCAATCTGATTAGGCATTTGCACCATTTCCTTTCTTTGGGCCACACATTGCATATATTATCTCTTCGGGTGTTTTAGGCCCCTCTGCAACTGGTGTTTTAAGTAATAATGCTCTGTTGGTCAATTTTAACTTATCTATTTGTGAACTCTGTTCTGTCACCTTGTCTTGCAACTGCTTTATCTCTTCACTCAAATCGGGGGTATCTTCATCTGTATTATGTGTTACAGAGATATTGTTCTCCGAAACGTCCAATGAATAATCAGCTTCCGGATCAAGGTCAGATAACTGAGTAAGCACCTCTTCTAATTTAGCCATGTCGTCTCCAATCTGTTCGACGTGTCGAACTTTAAAGGTTGACCGCTTAGAGTGGCAAACTCACTATCCCCTATTCCTAGGTATGCCCTGATAGTCCAACGTAGTGGTCGGCGGTCATATATTATTAGTAACTGGGCTTGTAGTTAATCATTTGTTCAAAATTGACTTTGGTTAGATAGTTGTCATAAGTGACTCTATGCTCGATAACTAATATCTTGTAAAGCCAATAGAACAGCGCCCGAACCTTATCTTTCTCATTTTCTTTAAATGTATATTTAGCAGGATTAGCCGTTTGAGAAATGTGATAAGTTCCATTTGACTTGTGTTGATAAATGTAAATGTTCGCAAGTGATATATATGCGAAATATTCGGTCAAATTGACCTTTTTGACCAATTCGAGGTCATTATCTACGAAATCGCCACTTAAGGCTCTTTCATTGAATCCAGTACCGGCTCCAAACCGATAAATGGCAGATTTTGCTTTTTCTGCGCTTACTTTATGGTCTTTATACTTCTCAATGTGAAGTGAGCGGTTGGGGTCAGTATACTTCTCTTGATTTTTGAAAATCATAGAGTTTAATATGCCTGTTAATTGTAATTGCGCTAACAAATCACTTCCTAAATCAATAGGGTTTGATAGTAGGCATACAACCACTTCCGGTTTACCCTCAATAGCGCGGTTACGGTTGATGGTTTCAAGCATATTTAAGAATAAGTAACCCTCATCTTTTAAAGGACGTTTATTCTTATTTTCAGGAATACACTCGTCATACAATATGAAATTTACATCTGAGAAATCTACACCTCTCAAGTTTGAAAATGTTGACAAACCTGCGCAATAGCCGATATGTTTAGTTTTTTCAGCATCGAGATAGAAATTTCCGAATCCGAGTTTGAATGAAAAATCGGATGTTATTTCATAACCCTCGTTCCGGTTATAAACCTTAAAGGGTGAAGCTTCGGGAGAAGCCACGGTTTCTGCTTCAGTTCTCGTTCTCCGCAGGTACAAGAACTTATTGTCATCTACAGTGTCATCAAGCTTCAATTCTCCAACACCGATCTTTCTGCACATATCTAAAGCACCGTAAGTTTTACCAGTTCCTCGACCGCCGCAGAAATAGAAAATATGGATATCTTTATCCTTGAGAAATCTCAAAATGACAGGTTCAACTTCAACGTAGAAACCGTGTTTCATACTACATCACCTGGAAAGTCAAAAATTCACGTCCTGCGTTCGACTTTCTCTTGATCAGCTCAAGGGTTACAGATTCGCCTGCATCAAGTAATTCGATGCAGTCATTCATAATATCTGCAACTGTAGCAGAAATGGCGGTGTAGCATTTTCCGTCACTGTCAATCAGTACGGATACGTTTTTGAGTTCTCCGGTTTCCTCATCAGTGTCCTCTACTACGGCTGCTTTGCTGATGTTGAATGTTTTTCCGCTGGGTTCATCTTTCAGAGGAAGACCATTTCTCATGTTGATTGCGTCTTTTTTGTTGAAGTTCTCAGTTGCGTTGATGATTCTTTTCATGTCAAATCTCCTTTTCTGTTCGACGTGTCGAACTTTGCGCCCATTATCTTTTTCTGTGAGACACTCTCATATTCGCCATGTTCGGGGAGTGTGGGCGCACTCCCCAGGAGACGGACATGAGTTCTATGTAAATTTCGGAGTGCGAGTGCGCTCCGAAAATTTACGCTATTTTAATATTACTTGTAAAACATATTTACAATTTGTAGGAATTATCCTATCAATTTCTAACAGATACAGGTTATTGTGGTCGGGTTCTTCAAGCATTTCTTTCATGCCGACATTTTCTACAAATTTATTGTCTCTATCGTATATAGATAAAGTACGGTTTGCGGGTGTTACTGTTAATAAATCGAAAATCCTCATCGTTTCGTCTCCATTCGTTTCGTTTAAAGGTGAGTGGGGATTACTCCCCACTCTGTAATTACTTTGTAAGTACTACATCCACTTCAGAGTTTTGAATCTGTGTGAGATACTTTTCAATCTCTTTACTGACTTCCTTGATTGTCTTGCCTTCTGTATGAATAGTAACTGTCGGGAAGCTGTCATTCGCTTCGGGAATTTCCGGTTCCTCTGTTTCGTTCGACGCGTCGAACTGTTCAGCAGTTTCGGGTTTTGCTTCCGGCTCTGCACTTTCGGGCGCAACTTCCGCCTTGTTCTTCTCCTCAATAGCTTTCTCTGCTTCTTTTCGAGCTTCGAGGACTTTCTTGATTTGTGTAGAGTTCATTTCGACAGTAATGCCCATTTCAAGAATCTCTTCATCAGTATAATTCTTGAGCATGATTAGACTTCGCCATGCGAAACCTGCATACTTGCTGTCAATGGCGCCGTCTTTCTGGAATCTGTCAAAAGTGTTAATTGCATCAGAGGTTGTACCACGACTAATGCCGTGTACAGTGTTTGCGTACTCATAAATATTTTTGTACCCCTCAAGCATGAAAAGTTCTTTCTTCTTGATTTCAGAAAGTGCACCTGCAACGGTTCTTGCCAGTCCATCCGCAGAGTTTTGACAGGCTTTAATAGTATCTGTCAATTCAGCGTATTTTGCTTTGTCATTTTCTGTCCAAACGTGTGTGTCTACAAGACTTGTGTTCTTTTTGCTCATGTTCTTCTCCTTTTCTGCCTTTTCGGCTTGCGTTCGACGTGTCGAACTTTGGAATGTTTCACGTGAAACATTCGACGTGTCGAACTATTGTTTGAATTTTCAGACAACTTAACTAGAACTATCTGAATTGTCAGACAGTTTGCTAGACCGAACACGTGTACGGTATCCAGTTGTCAAGGTTCCTACAAAGTATGTACTTCCTTAC